CCCCGTCCGACTTCCTGGTCGATCAGGGATCGGTTGGCGGCTGCAAGCTGTTCCTTGAAAACTGCGCGGCCGCGACATCGCAATATAGTCTGAACGTCAGATATGGCACGATCTACACGCGCGGCGGCAAGTTTCCGAATGCGATATTCTCTGCCCAGGGAGGACAGGTTGTCCCATTCGGTTGACCAGGGCGAACAGCGTTGGAAAAGCTAAAATCGCTCATCGCTGCGATCAGCGCCGCCAACCCTGAATTCGCGCGAGATCCGGCCCGGCTGGAAAGCTTCGTTGACAAAGGCCGCGTCGTCTCTCGGCGCACCGCGACGCTCGGCTTCGAATATCGGTATCGCTGCAGCCTGTTCGTCGAGGATCACGCCCGCTCGGTCGATGCGATCATGGTGCCGCTGCTCATCTGGCTGCGCACCAACCAGCCAGAGCTGTTTCTCAACTTCGATCGGGAGGATCAGGCGATCCAGTTCACTGCCGATATCCTCGACAATGGCAATCTGGACCTGTTTATAAATTTTGAGCTGACTGAGGCCGTATCGGTCGTGCCCAATGGCGATGGCCGCTGGCAGGTGACGCATCTGCCCGAGCCGGATATCGACGATCTGCTTCTCGAAGGCGCGGTAGAGGGCATCAATCTCGCGCAGCTTTGGCTGGGCGATGACAAGCTGCTGCCCGACGATCTTCCCCGCGAACTTCCCGATGCCTGATACCGGCGATCCAGCCTTTGCGCCGCTCAACGATCGCCTTGATGATCTGACGCGTAACCTGTCGCCCGATCAGATGCGTGGGCTCAAGGACAAGATCGGTACATCGGCGCGCAGCAGCAATGTCCAGCGTATCAAGAAAAACGTCACGCCCGATGGCGAACCAATGGTGCCGCGAAAGGCCAAGAAGCGCGGCGGCGGGCGCCAGCGTGGTGGACGACGACCGACAAAGCTGCGCGTACTAAAGGCGCAGCGCATGTTTCAGGGCGCAATCCGCCCGCGATATCTCCGCAAGCGCGTCACCGGCGATCAGGTGGAGGTTGGCTATACCGGCGCCCTTGCGCGGATCATGCGCGTCCACCAGGAGGGGCTTCGCGACCATGTCACCCGCGCCGATTCCTCGCCCGAAGTCACCTATCCCGCGCGCCCGGTGCTTGGCCTGACGCCCGACGATCGTTTGAGGATCCTGCAGCTCGTGGTCGACCAGATCGGCTAGAGCCATCGCACCGGCTGTTGTGGTTAGCCTAACGACAACATGGCGGCATGGCCTGCCGCACCGCCAGCCCGCGACATACGGCCGTGACCGACTATGCCACCTTCACGTCAGTCGATCTGTCGCGCCTGCCCGCGCCGTCGATCGTCGAACCGCTCGATTTCGAGACGATACGCGCTGACATGATCGTCCGCGCGCAGGAACTTTATCCAGCGTTCGACCTGCTCGTCGAGTCGGATCCCGCGATCAAGCTGATCGAGCTGTTTGCTTATCGCGAGCTGCTGCTCCGCGCCCGCGTCAATGACGCTGCCCGCGCTGTCATGGTCGCTTATGCCAACGACGCGGATCTGGATCAGCTCGGCGCGCTCCTGGGCGTGCCACGCCTGCTGATCACCCCTGCCGATGACGATGCCGGTACGGATGCCGTCTATGAGAGTGACGAACAATTTCGACGCCGCATTGTGCTGGCGCCAGAAGGGTTTTCGGTCGCCGGGCCGGAAGGCGCTTATGTCTTCCATGCCCTATCTGCCGATCCCGATGTGCTCGACGCCAGCGCGAGCAGCCCCGATCCCGGTGAAGTCCTGGTCACGGTGCTGTCGCGGACCGCGGACGGCACGGCCGACGTCGCCCTGGTCGATACGGTCGCTGCCTATCTGACCGATGAAACGCGCCGTCCGATGACTGATTTCGTCACTGTGCAGAGCGCGACGATCGTCAATTACGCCGTCGAGGCGACGATCTTGACCTTTGCAGGCCCTGATTCCTCGATCGTCGTTGCCAACGCCAATGCCGCGCTCGACAGCTATATTGCGCGATCGCATCGCCTTGGCCGCGACGTGACCCGGGCCGGGATCATCGCGGCACTGTATGTCGAGGGCATCCAGAACGTATATCTGATCAGCCCAGCCGCGGATTTGGTGATCGACCGCGATGCCGCAAGCTGGTGCACCGGGCGCACCGTCACTTACGCCGGCGTTGCCGAATGACCTTGCTGCCGCCTTCGTCGACACCGCTCGAACTTGGTCTCGAACGCGCGACCGATCGTATCGACGAGCTGCCCGTTGCCTTGCGCGATCTGTGGAACGCCAACACCTGCCCCCTGCCCCTGCTGCCCTATCTGGCGTGGGGCGTCTCAATCGACGGCTGGGATCCTGACTGGCCAGAAGCGATCAAGCGTCGTCGCGTTAAACAAGCGATCTCGGTCCAGCGTCGCAAAGGCACCGCTGCTTCGATCAGGTCGGTCGTGGAGGCTTTTGGCGGCACTATTGCGATCCGCGAATGGTGGCAAACCGTGCCGCGCGGCACCCCGCATACTTTCGACCTGACGTTGAGCCTCAATGACATCAGCGGCAACCCGCGCGATGCCGATTTCGTTGATGCGGTAATTGCAGAGGTGCGGCGCACCAAGCCGGTCCGATCCCATTTCACATTCAGCCAGGCGCTGTCCGCAACCGGGGCCTTCGGCACGGTTGGCGTGGCGCGCCCGGCGATATTCCGCCGCCTCGCCATGTCGGCACCAGCAGCCTGACCGGAGCACCCAATGGCCGTCCAGCTTATCATCACCAACGCGGGCCGCGCTGCCCTGATCGACGCGAGCCACACCGGCACCAACCAGGTAACGGTCGCCAGCGTTGGCGTTTCGCCAACGGCCTTCGCCGCCGGGGCTGGCACCCTGGCTTTGCCGGGCGAGATCAAGCGTATCGCCATGATCGGAGGCGACGACGTCGCACCCGACGTGATCCACCTGCTGGTCCGCGACGAAAGCAACGATACTTATACCATGCGCAGTTTCGCGCTGTACCTCGCCGATGGCACGCTGTTTGGGGTCTATAGCCAGGCTGATCCAATCATCGAGAAATCGTCGTCCGCGATTTTGTTGATGGCGATCGACATTACCCTTGCCGATATTCCGGCAGCGGCGATCACTTTTGGCGATACCGATTTCGTTGATCCACCCGGAACGACGGCGCGGGCCGGCGTGATCCGGCTCGCCACGACGGCGATAGTGCAGGCCGGTGTCGATGCCGCGACCGCGGTCACGCCGGCCTCGCTCGCTGGCGGCTTCGCGACATTGCTCGGCCAGGTGTGGCGCGCAACGAACGACGGCGCTGGGTCGGGTCTCGACGCCGACCTGCTCGATGGCCAGGACGGCGGCTATTACACCAATATCGCCGCACGCCTTGGCTTCATGCCCGTGCGGCAGGGCGGCGGCGTTGGCCAGCTTGACAACGCCGTGTTGGTCGGATGGTCCGCGGGCGGGCGACTGAAAGCAACCGTCGACGTTACCGATCAGGGAAATATCGTCTTCGACAGCCACATTGCCGACGTGTGGCGCGCATCAAACGATGGAGCAGGATCGGGCTTGGACGCCGATCTGCTCGATGGCCTGCAAGGTAGCCAGTATCTTCGCGGCCTGACTGATCTTTGGACCACATCGGCCGACGGCACGCAGCGCTTCTACTTCATGCAAGGCGGCATAACCTATCATCGCGTCAATGGCAGCGTGGTGTTTCAGAACAACGCGCAGTTCAACGTCGCCACAATCGACGAAGCGGGCAACCAGAGCCTGTCAGGCAACCTCGGCGCGCAGCGTGTTTATGCCCGCGCCAACGGCGATGGCCGTGCGATCTATGTCGGCGACGATGCCGTGCTTGGCGACGTCAATCAGGGCGGCGTCGTCAGTATTCGCGGGCAGCAGGATTTCAACCAGGGGTATGTTGTCTTCGGCAATTCGGACTCGGTGCTCGGTTGCAATGCTAATGACTCGATTCTGCGCTATGGCGGCGGCGTCCTATGGCACTCGGGCAATGACGGATCGGGGTCTGGCCTGGACGCCGATCTGCTGGATGGTCTCAACTCGACATCATTTGCGCGTCTAGGTCAGAATGCGTCGTTTGCGGATGTATTCGCCCAGCGCCCTGACGGCACCGGCGTCATCTACTTCGGTACGAGCGGTGAGCACTATCTCTACTGGAACGGCGGCAATTACGAATTGCGGGGCGCACCGCTTTACATCAACGGCGGGTTAGCATGGCACTCGGGCAATGACGGCGCGGGTTCCGGTCTCGATGCCGATCTGCTGGACGGTCATGACAGCAGTGAATTCGATCGGGTGGTCTCGTCCAACCTTGTGCAGAATGGCGGTTACATCACTTTTGCCAACGGCCTGAAACGGTGCTGGGGCTTTGTCGACGTGGGATCGGGAGCGTCGGTGAATTTCTTCTATCCGATCAGCTTTTCGGATTGGGCCAGAGTGACATCTGCACACCAGGTGGCAGCTGGCAACACCGGCCAAAGCAATAACATCGGCATCGTCAACAATCCCGGCCTGTCATACCTCACCATCTATAACGCAGAACATTTCTCCCTGCGTTTTTGGGTCGAGGTTGAAGGGGTTTAGGCATGCACCATCACCCCGATTTACCCCAAATGGAACCAATGGAATGACCCAATTTTTCAGCGCTGAGCATTTCGGTTTCTTCGACGACCAGGTGCATCACGTCCTGCCCCCCGATGCGGTCGCGCTGGCGCCAGGGGAACGGCAGCGCCTGATCGACCTGAACGCCCAGGGCCACCCGATCGTGGTCGGCGACGACGGTCGGCCGACCAACCGCATGACGCGTCGTTCAAGTGTCGACAAACGGCAGGAATTGACCGCGCGTGCAAAGCAAGAGGCTTTCCGCCGTATCACTCTGGCCGTGCCACTGTGGCGGCAGATCAACGACACAGTGGCAATGCTGGGTGATCCAACGGCGCGCGATGATCCGGGCATTGCCCAGCGCCAGCAGCTCGTCGCTGCGCTGCGGCTTGCGTGCGATGCACTCGAACATCGAATCGCGGCGGCCGACGCCCGCGCCCTCGCCAATTTCGACCCAACATCCGATGCGCACTGGCCAGCGACCAATTGACAGGAGACACGATATGGAAATCATCATTGCCAACTATGATCCCGAAACCCGCGCTGTTGAGGTAACCTTCACCGAAGGCGACATCATCCACACCCGCGCAGTGAATGCCTGTCACGATGACGCGGGATCCTATGACGAAACGGCGACCGCCGCCCGCGTCGCCGATGTCGCCCGCGGTGTTGAGATCAAGATCGGCCTGGGGGTGATCAGCAAGGTCGAACCGGAGCTGACGCCGCTGCAAGCACCCGAATAGACGCTGGTCGCGCCATCCCCGCTGCTGTTGTGAATAGCATAACGACAACAGCGCGGCGTCGAGATTATGCGGCCGTGCCGCCAGCGTGCGGCCATGCGTGACGAAGATCCCGACAACCGTATTGGCGACCTGATCCGCTATGGCATCGTCGTGTCACGCGATCTCATGGCCGGGACGATCAATTGCACGATCGGCGATATCGAAACCGGCCCGATACCCTGGCTGCACGCCGCCGCCGGCGACACCGGAAGCTGGTCGCCACCAGGCCTACAGGAACAGGTGCTGATCCTCTGCCCGGAGGGAGATCCGAAAGGCGCGATCGCCATGCGCGGCGTATCTTACAATGCCCGTCCGCGCGTCGGGAACAGCGAGCGGGAGCTGTTCAAATTCGCCGACAATGCCGTCATCGCTTATGATCCGGTTGCGCATAAGCTGGAGGCCGTGCTGCCCGATGGCGCGACCGTCAGCATAATTGCGCCGGGCGGCGTCACCATCGATGCCGATGTCCGCATTACCGGCAACCTGCAGGTCGATGGCGACATGCATGCTGACGGCGATGTCAAGGCCGACACCGTCTCGCTCAAGACGCACAAGCACAGTGGCGTCCAGTCGGGTGCCGCGCAGACGGGCGCGCCGGTATGATGATCGCCCTGGTCGCCCTCGCCTTTCTGGCCGGCCTCTGGGTCGGCATCGGCTGGCTCTGGTACCGGATCGATTCCCCGCGCATGTCGCGGCGGCTTCGGCTGTGGCGAGCCTTCGCCTTCTTCCCTCTCTCGTTCCTGGAATGGCGGCGATGAGCGGTATGAATCGCAACGCCGGCGTCGCTCTCGACGGCGACGCGCACCTGGTGCAGTCGATCGACGATATCCTGTCGACGCCGATCGGGACGCGGCCGATGCGCCGCGACTATGGATCGACGTTGTTCGAACTGATCGACGGCCCGGCAAACGAACTCGGCAAGCTGCGCCTGTTCGCTGCGGTTGCGGATGCGCTGCGCCGGTGGGAACCGCGCATCACCGTCACGCGCATCGGCATCGTCGCGGCCAGGGCGGAGGACATGGCCGCCGGCGCATTCATGCTTCTGCTCGACGGCATCCGCACCGATGTACCGGCGCCCAACAGCCTAACTCGCCTCACCGTCCCGCTTCGCAATCCGGCCCTGGCGGCCGCAGCCTGAGGATCCGCGCATGACTTTCTTCCATGGCATCATCGTCAACGAGCCCGTCGAGGGTATCCGGCCGATCCTAGATCGCAGCTCGGCCGTGGTCGGCCTGGTCGCCACCGCCACTGCGGCGGCAGGGGTTGCCACTGAAAAGCTCGATGCCGCTTTCCCGCTCGATCGCCCGGTTCTCATCACCAACGTCAACCAGGCAGTCGGCATGGCCGGCACCGGCGGCACGCTGGCGCAGGCATTGAGCGCAATCGCCGACCAGGGCAGCCCCCTGGTCATCGTGGTGCGCGTCGCCGAAGGCGCCGACGCGGCCGAGACCGAGACCAATGTCATCGGCAACACCACCGACAACCTCTATACCGGCCTGCAGGCGCTACTCGTCGCCGAAGCAAATCTCGGCGTGAAGCCGCGTATCATCGGCGTACCGCAGCTCGATACGCAGGACGTCGTCAACGCGATGATCACCGTCGCCCAGCGCCTGCGCGGCTTCGTCTATGCCGCCGCCCGCACGGGTGCGCTGCTGTGCGCCACCAGCGCCGACGCAATCGCCTATCGTGGTCAGTTCGCCCAGCGCGAGCTCATGCTGCTCTGGCCCGACTGGACCGGATGGGACGGCAAGTCGGTGGCGGCGGCGCTTGGCGCGCGCGCCGTGCTCGATGAAAAGCGGGGATGGCACCAGTCTCTGTCGAACAACGTCATCAACGGCGTGACCGGCATGACAAAGGACGTGCATTTCGACATGCGCGATCCGACTACCGAGGCCGGCTTGCTCAACGCCAACGAAGTAACCACGCTGGTCCGCACCACCGGCTATCGCTTCTGGGGGAATCGTACCACCAGCGACGAACCGTTCTTCGCGTTCGAGGTCGCGGTGCGCACCGCGCAGGCGATCCAGGACGCGATTGCCGATGCCGAGGCGACTTTCATCGACAAGCCGATGACCATTGGCCTGGTCCGTGACGTGGTGGAGACTGCAAACGCCACCCTGCGCCGCTGGATCAACCAGGGCCGCCTGATCGGCGCCAAATGCTGGTTCGATCCCGCGCTCAATCCGCCCGAGCAACTCGCCGCCGGCAGACTGGTGATCGATTACGACTACACGCCGGTCGCGCCGCTTGAAGGGCTGGAGATCAACCAGCGCATCACCACCAAATATTATTCCGGCTTCGGCGACGCGCTCAACGCCACGACCAACGCCTGATCGCCATCCCGCACCACGCCGAACCACCAAAGGATCATCGCCATGGGCCTCCCCGCCAAGCTCAAAGCCTTCAACACTTTCGTCGACGGCGACAATTATGCCGGCGAATGCGGCGAGATCACGCTGCCCAAGCTCACGCTCAAGACCGAGGTATTTCGCGGCGGCGGCATGCTGTCCGAACTCGATATCCCCATGGGCCTCGAAAAGATGGAGCTCGAGGAGAAATATGGCGGGATCATGGTCGGTATCCTGCGCAGCTTCGGCGCGTTCGGCGTCGCCAGCTCCATGGTGCGGTTCAACGGCGCCTACCAGAACGATGACGGCGTGCAGTCGGCCGAACTGGTCGTGCGCGGGCTGTTGCTTGAGGTCGATCCTGGCAGTGCCAAGGTCGGCGACAATACCGAATGGACGTGCAAGCGCACGCTCTCCTACCTGAAATGGTCGGTCAATGGCCGCACCGAGATCGAAATCGACATCATCAACAACATCCTTTTGGTCGATGGCTTCGACCAGATGGCGGCGATCCGCGCCGCGCTGCTGCAATAGGATTGGCAATGGCAACCGAAATCACCACCGTCGAGCTCGAAACCCCGCTGATCCGTGGTGAAACAGAGCTGAAGCAGCTTCGCTTCCGCCGCCCCGTCGCCGGCGATCTGCGCGGGCTGTCGATCGCCAAGCTGGGCCAGCTCGATTACGACGAAGTCCGCAAACTCGCCCCGCGCATCACCATGGACGGCCTGATCGACGCCGAAGTCGACAAGCTCGACAGCGCCGACCTGATTGAACTGAGCAGCGCGTTCGCCGATTTTTTGTTTCAGAAGCGCCACAAGGCGGCGCTCCAGACGACGTAGAGGATGTGATGGCGAACATCTTCGCCATTCTCGGCGGGCAACCCGGGTTCGACGCGCTGTGCGCGATGCGGCTCTGCGATCTCATGGCCTGGCAGGAACGCGCTCGGGCACGAAGCGGCAAGGAAGGATCATAGCGTGGCCGATTCCTCGCTATCGCTGATCGTCAAGTTCGCCGCGCTCGACCGGCTGACCCAACCGCTGCGCACCATGTCGGGCGCCAGCAAGGCGGCAGCGCGTGACATCGCCTCGACACGCAAGGAAGTGCTGCAGCTGGAAAAGGCCAGCGCCAAGGTTGGCGCGTTCAAGGACCAGCAGGCGGCGATCGCCAAGACCCATAAGGAGCTGGACGAGGCGCGCCGACGCGTGACGGCACTGCGCGCCGCCATGGCGCAGGCCGATGGCCCGGTTGGTCGGCTCTCGCGCTCCATGGAAGCCGCGCAGGCCAAGGTGAAGCGGCTCTCCGATCGCCTCCCCGACCAGGCCGACAAGCTGCACGCATTGCGGCGCGAGCTCGGCGATTCCGGCATCGATGTCAGCAAGCTCGGCACTGAACAGGATCGCCTTGCCCGGGCCATCGCCAGGACCAACGCCAAGCTTACCGAACAGACCGAGCGTCAGCAGCGTGCGGCAAACCAGGCCAAACGCCTCGAACGCGCCAGCGCGACCGGTGCGAACCTGCGCGCGGGCGGTTTTCGCGCCCTGGCGGTGGGCAGCCAGATTATTCGCCCCGGAATCGCAGTTGCCCAGGACGCGCGCGATTTCCAGTCGATCCTGGTCGATATCGGCCAGAAAGCCGATCTGACGCAGGTCGCGACGCGCAAGATCGGCGACAATCTGCTGCGCATCGCGCCGAAACTGGCGCAACTCCCCGCTGATCTGGCGACCGGCATCGACATTCTATCCGGTCTTGGCCTCGACCCGACCACCGCCGCGAAGATCATCGCGCCGATCGGCCGTGCCGCCACGGCCTACAAGGCCGATATCGCCGATTTGTCGAATGCTACTTTCTCCTCGATCGACAATCTCAAGCTGCCGATCGGCCAGACGGCGCGCGCGCTCGACATCATGGCCAAGGCGGGCAAGGACGGTGCGTTCGAGCTGAAGGACATGGCCCGCGAATTTCCGGCGCTGACGGCGGCTGCCGCGGCACTGGGCCAGCGCGGCGCCCCGGCGATCGCCGATCTGGCCGCTGCGGCACAGATCGCGCGCAAGGGCGCCGGCGACAGTGCGACCGCAGCGAACAATCTGCTAAACCTGCTCAACAAGATCAATACCAAGGATACGTTCAAGAATTTCAAGGATTTCGGTATCGACCTTCCCAAGGCGCTGAAGAAAGCGGCGAAGGACGGCAAGTCGCCGATCGAAGCTATCCTGGAGCTGACCAACAAGGCGACCAAGGGCGATGCGTCAAAACTCGCCTTTCTCTTCCAGGATGCGCAGGTGCAGGCGGCACTGCGACCGCTGCTGCAGAACATCGATCTCTATCGGCAGATCCGCAGCGATGCGCTCAAGGCGACCGGCACAGTCGAGCGCGACTTCAACGGCCGGCTCGCCAATGACGGTGCCTCCAGCCAGGCTAAATTCAACGCCCAGCTCGAACGGCTCAAGATCACGCTCGGCGAGCGGGTATTGCCTACACTCAACCGGGCGCTTGAGCTGGGCGGCCAGTTCGCCGACCGTGTCTCGCAATGGGCAGAGCGCAATCCGAAAGCCGCAGGCGCGATCACGCTGGTGGTCACGGCGCTCGGGATCCTGCTTACCGTCCTGGGCGCGGTGCTGATTGGCCTCGGCTTCATCTGGCGGCCCCTCGTCACGATTGCCGGGTGGCTGGGCAGGCTCGGGCCGCTGCTGCGGATCTTCGGTGGGCTGTTCGGGTGGATTGCCCGCGTTGCCTTTATCGCCTTGTCTGCGGTCGCTGCCGCCGTCGGCCTGCCGGTTTGGGCCGTGGGGCTTCTCGTCGCGGCCGTCGCCGTCGCCGGCATCCTGATCTACCGCAATTGGGAGCGCATCAAGCAGGGCGCAGCGGCGCTGTGGACCGGGCTACGCGCATCGTTCGCCGCCGGTGTTGCCTGGTTTACCGGCATCGTTGCATTCTTCCTCAACATTGGTGTTCGCATTGGCCAGGGGCTGGCCAATGGCCTCGGCTCCACTTTCGCGATGATCCGCGACAAGATCGTCTCGCTCGGCAAGTCTGCCATCGGGTGGTTCAAGGGCGTTCTGGGCATCAAATCGCCGAGCCGCGTGTTCGCCGGGCTCGGCGAATATATGACCGCCGGGCTGACCATGGGCCTCGATCGCGGCGCGCAGCGGCCGATCGCGCGGATCCGCGCTTTGGGTAGCGACCTGACCAGGGCCGCGGCGATCACCGTTGCCGCCTCAACGCCTGCTCTTGCCCAGCCTGCCGCGGCGACGCGCGCCGCGCCGCCGCCTACCGCCTCGATCATAATCCAGAATCTTGTCATCAATCAGCAGCCCGGACAGGACGGCGCCGAACTTGCCCGGCAGTTCCGCGCGGAAATTGAGAAATTCGATCGAGAGAAACAGGCGCGCGGTCGTTCATCCTATGCGGATGAGGGTGAATGAGCCGCCTCGCCGCGCTTGGCCTGTTCGTGTTCTCGGCCGAGACCTGGCCGTTCGAGAACACCACGCATCGCCGCGAATATCGCCATGCGACCAGCCCGCGCGTCGGCGCCCGCGATGCGACGCAGTTCGTCGGCCCGGGCCGTGAGCAGATGACGATATCGGGCACCCTATATCCGCTGGTGCAGGGATCATTCACGTCGATCGATACGCTCAATGCCATGGCGGCCGAAGGCGATGCCTATGCGTTCGTCGACGGGCTGGGCAATGTGCTCGGCACGTTCGTGATCGAGAATGTCGACGCGCGCGCGGATTACTTCATGGACAACGGCGTGCCCCGCCGGCGCGACTTCGCGATCGACCTGTTGCGCGTCGATTGATGGGCGGCGGGCTATGAGCAATGAGCGCCAGTCCAATATCGCTGATTTCCGCTTGTCGGTCGACGGCAACGACTTCACGTCGAAAGCTCGGCCACGCCTGATCTCGCTCAGCCTTACCGAGAAACGCGGCGAGGAAGCCGACCAACTTGAGATCACGCTCGACGATAGCGACGGCAAACTCGCCCTGCCCGGAAAGGATGCGCTGGTGCAGCTGCAGCTTGGCTGGAAACGCGGGACCGACGTCACCGTCGGCCTGGTCGACAAGGGCCGCTTTACGGTCGACGAAGTGGGTTGGTCAGGCCCGCCCGACGTCGTGACGATCCGCGCGCGATCGGCGGATCTGACATCGGCGTTCCGCGCGCGCCGGGAGAAAAGCTACCGCAACACGACGCTGGGCGCGATCGCCGAAAAGGTCGCGGCAGCCAACGGCCTCACAGCCAAGGTCGATCCGTCGCTGTCGTCGATTGCCGTGCGGGTGCTGCACCAGCACCAGGTCAGCGACATGGCGCTGTTGCGCCGCCTCGGCCGCGAACATGACGCGGTGGCAACCGTGAAGGACCGCAAGCTCATTCTGTCGCCAATCGGCAAGGGTGCGACGTCGAGCGGCAAGGCGATGGCGAAGATCAGGCTGGTGCGCGCCGATGGCGACCAGTTCCGCTTTGCCGAGATCGATCGTTCAGGCGACGCCGGTGTCGAGGCGCGCTGGCACGATCGCGATGCCGGCGAACGCAAGACCGTCAAGGCCGGTGGCAGCGCCGCCGATAATCGTGGGGGCACCCCGCGCCGCCTGCGCAAGGTCTATCACAGCGAGGCGGACGCCAAGGCCGCGGCCAACGCAGCGTCGAAACGCGCGCAACGCGCCGAGGCCACCTTCGACATCAATCTCGCGCTCGGCCGCGCCGATCTCTATCCCGAGACACAGGCGACACTGGCCGGATTCAAGACGACGATCGACGCGCGGGCATGGATCATCGCCGAGGTGAAACACCAGCTCGACCAGGGCGGGTTCAGGACATCGTTGCAGCTTGAGACGAAGGGTTAGTTGAGCAGTCGGCCCTGCTCTCGGTTCAGCAAGCCTACGCGGCCACTGCGATAGCCCACCGTCTCGCCATTTGCATCGACCATCTCAACGACGTCCAGCGGAGCCTGCTCGGCCATGGCGAGCATCAACGCGCGGTGGCGTTCGTCCGTCAGTCGATAAGTATCGCGCATCGCGCGCTCGGCATCGGTCAGCGTGCGTTCGCCATAGAAGATATAGTGCATGTCGAAGCCCATGCGGAGCAGGCATATGGCCAGCTTTTCCTTGATCCTGACATCGCGCTGCTCGATCGAACGGATCGTAGCCGGGCTGGCGACGCCATGCCCCTTGAGCGCGTCCTCAAGGGTGATTTCCTCACGGACTTCAAAACGCCGCCGCTCCTCGGCAAAGCGTTCGCCTTGGCGCTTCCCAACCCCATCGCTCGGCATTTGCGTCTCGACGATCGTGCGCAAGCGTGGATTGGCGGCAACGCCTTTCCGCCAATAGGCGTCGAGCACATGAAAGCACTCGCGCTGATATTCGACAAGCCTATCCCGGACTTCCGGCTTGGCGCGTTCCGCCGAAACCGTGAAAAGCCAGCCGTGCAAAAATTCGAGTGGCAGGACGACGTATTCGCGCTTCTGGCGATCGCCGGGGAGCTGCGTAAGTGTAACACTTACGCAGCTCTTCAAAACCGGGTGACGTTTGAGGCGCTCTAGCTGACCCTGCCAGGCCAGCCCGATCGCCTCGACGATCGGCCTCATCGCCACAAAAACCTCGCCGTCCATCTCGAACGTCGCGATCGTGGTGCCGTGGAAAGGAATTAGAGCCTGCTTCATACGATCTCACCGCGCATCTGGTTTGCCGGGGTCGCCGAGCGCAGAACCAACTCGAACCGATCGGTCATGTCAGTGCCGCCCCTCAATCTCGTTCCGCGCGGCCTGCACCAGGAACGCGCTCCTGGTCAACTTGCGCACCGCGGCCGCCGTGTCGATCGCATCGGCCATGCCGCGATCCATCGAGATGTTCAGGCGCGCGAACTTGCCCGTCTGCCGGATATAGGGCACCGCCAGCAGGAACGCGCCGTCCGCCAGATCGGCTTCGGCCGCCGCGCCGATCGCAGCGATCGATCCGGGCTCGACCTCGGGCGCATCCTCGAACCACAGATCGAGCGCCTCGCACGCATTGGGCAGCAGATCGTCCTCGCTGTCCGCCGCCGAGAAGCAGCCGGGCAGATCGGGAAAGCTGACGCCGAACGCGCTGTCATCGTCCTTGTGGACGATCGCATAATAGATCTTCATTCGTTACCTCCGGCGGGCTCAGAGCCACCCCGCCTGTTTTGCAATGTTACGAGCCGTGCCTAGCGGCAGGTCCTTCTTCGGATGCGGGACGATCACCGTCCTGTCTCCCTTGCGGAACTTATGGTGCGATCCCTTGATCGCGACCAGTTCGAAGCCTTCCGCGAGGAGCCGCTTGACGATTTTCTTGCTGTCCGTTTCCACGCGCAAATATATGCACAGATTGCCAGCAGAGATCAAGGGCCTATGCGCAAATATATACGCATTTTAGATCTTGCCAAGATCACCGGCGTTGACGCCGCCCGCCACCGCTGCCTGGATAGCCGTTCCAACGCACGCCAAGCTTGCCCGCTGGACAATAGCAGCGTCGTCGTGAAATTTCCGTACCGTCGATGGTTTGGTCTCGCCGTCCATGACCGTTTGCATGGTCCTGCCGAAATTCTGCTTTAGCAGCACATAATCCCTGCATTCGGAGATTGCCCGCTTGGCATTATCCTTCAGCTCGCCCGAAAACTCCTGCGGGACGCTTAGTCGACCATAAGCGTCGTAACTTTTCCCGCATGCCTCCACCTGATCGGTCGCGCTGTCATATCCGTCATATGCGCTCGCCCGGCCATCGCTCATCCGCTGGATGACGTCCGCCGACGCCTTGCCTGCGACATCACATGGCTTTGCCGCATCGATAACCGAACGATAGAAGCTTGCCGCCGCCGCTTTCACCGCTGGTTCCTTGGCCGTTTGCTGCGCCTTGTGGTCGGCTGCCGGGGCAGTTGCGTTGGGCCGCGCTGCCCCGATCTCGGTGGCAGGCTTGTTCGGAGTGAGGACCAGTCCAAGCACGAACCCGGCCAGGCCGCCACCCGCCAGGCGAAGAGCGAGCTTTCGGCGCGGACGTAGGGCAGCCGTTGGAATGAGCATTACCAGGCCGGTCATCAAAGAAAAGAAGCCAATTACGCCAACCGCCGCACCAAGATTTTCCATGTCGTCGCCCCGCCCTAGCGCTTATCTTCGTGGTGAAAGTCCATCCCCGGTTCATGGAGGGAAGTCAATCTGCAGCCGGTGCTCCCAATGTCTCCAACAGTTCGACAAATTGACCCTGTACGGCAGCGGGAAGCAAGCGAAACGCCGCGACCAAACGGCTTTCATGAAGCGCAAGACCTGACTGAGAGTGGCAACCGCTCAATACATAAGCGACGTCAACCCCGTGAGCATGCAGCAAAGCCAGATAGGCTGCGTCAGGGTGCCTTGACCCGTCTTCGTAAAGACCTTGCGTCCTTCTGCTGACGCCACCAATCGCAGCAATATCGGCCTGGTTGAGGCCCAGTCGCTTGCGCTCCGACGTCAGCCGATCACCGATTGTCACCAAACGTTCTCTTTCATGTTGACAATGGGAATAAATGTGCGCATTCTTCCACCAGTTTCTACAACTTGGCACATTGCACATGTCCGATGAAGGTGTCTCGACCAGTTTGGGTATTAAGGAGCGGGCGGCCCAGGCGCGTCATCGCTTCAATGCTCATGGCGAAAACATCTCCGCATGGGCGCGTAAGCACGGCTTCTCGATCAAGCTTGTGCATGCGGTGTTGAGCGGCCAACGATCGTGCAATTTCGGTGAAAGTCATCGGATCGCCGTCGCGCTCGGCATCAAGCCGCAGACTGGCATAGCATCCACCGATGCGCCCAACGCGCAGCTCGCCGCATGAACAACTTCTCCTCCGTTCCGCACGCTGGCAGGCCGTGCCGGAATACCAACAGCCAGGTTTCCCCAATGACTGGCCTGTTGGTGCCCCCCCGCCTGCCGACATCCCATAAGGTGTGCGGGGCCGGCCGTCTCTTGCGGTCGGCCCCAATTTCCGCAACGCGGCAAATGGTGGTGACATGACCAAGCGTCGCGCCCCGCTCACCTTTGATCTGGCGTTGATCCGGATTATCGACTTGATCGGTTGGGAAGCCGCTGCCCAGGCATGCAACCGCGCCCAGCGCACCGTCCAGAACTGGACCAATCCCGACACGCCCGAAGCATGCCCGATCGACTGCGCAGAGCGGCTCGATCTCGCTTATCAGGCCGCTGGCGGCGAAGGCGCGCCGATGTTCGAATGCTACGCCACCCGGCTTGAAACCGGACGCGCGGAAGTATTTGCCGATCAGGTCGCCCTGTCCCGCCATGCCGAAAGGATCGCGAAGGAAGGCGGCGAAGCGATCAGCGCCATCATCCGCGCATCGCGCGATGGCGCCACCGAGGAAGATCGGCGGGAAGCGCTGCGCGAGACCGAGGAGCTGGCGATCGAGATCAACAAGGCTCTTCCGCTGCTGGTCAACCGGCCCCGTGCCGATGGTGGTGCCCAGCAATGATGAACGCGCGAGAACAATCATGAGGCGAAGCACGATCGGCATCCGCTGCCCGCATTGCGGCAGCCGCATGCGGACCCGCACAAGCCGCGAAGTCACCAAGTGCTTTCGTGACATGCAGGTCCAGTGCGACAACATGGAATGTGGCGCGACTTTTGGCGCCAGCCTTGAGCTGACGCACATGATCTCGCCCAGCGCGCACCCCAATCCCAACGTCATGCTGCGTTCGGCACCACCGCGCCGCATCGCCGCCAACATCGCCGCCAACGATCAGTTAGAAAGCGGCCCGGAGGTGCCGCCCGCCGATCTGGCAGCCGCCGGACGCTGACGCGCCAGACCGCTCAAACACCCAACCTCGACTGCCAAAACCACCTGCAGGCCATCCCTGCGGGAACGGATTTTCTTTGTCCTGAAATATCGAAGCAGGAGTATCCCGATTGTCGCTTGATCGTTCCATTGCCGAAGAGGTCAAGACACGGCTGATCCGCGACTATGCGCTGCGCGACGCCGGCGCCTGGCTGCGCCAGGGCAAATGCCCGAAATGCGGCAAGAAGGAACTCTTCGCCCGGGCTGACAACCCTTATATGATCATCTGCGGCCGCAAGGACAAATGCGGCCATGAGGAAGAGGTCCGCGATCTCTATCCCGATATTTTCGAGGATTGGTCGACCAGGACCAGGGATGATCCCTCACCCACAGCTGCTGCCGATGGGTATCTGCAGCACGTCCGCCGCTTCGATCTCAAGGGTGGCCTGCGCAGCCATTACAGCCAGGAGGTCTATCGCGACCGCAAGACCGGCATGGTTTCGGCAACCGTGCGATTCCCACTTCCCAACGGGAGCTGGTGGGAACGGCTCATCGATCAGGCGTCGCGCTTCGACAAGAAAGCGAACTTTGCCGCCGGCCAATCCTATCAGGGCCATGTCTGGACGCTGCCCCGGCGCACCATCGACGATTATGCGAAGGCGGGCGAGATCTGGCTTGTCGAGGGCATATTCGACGCGATCGCGCTCGAGCAAGGCGCGTTCTCAAAGGAGCGGCGCGACCGCCCCGCCGATGATCACGCCGGTGCGATTGGCGATCTGTCGGCGTCGCTCATGTCCTGCTACAATTATCCCGAGCATTTTCTGCGCCAGCTCCGCGTTGCGCTCGCTAAAAGCGACACTCCGACCCGCAGGCCCACGCTGGTATTCGCGCTCGATATCGGCGCGGCCGGGACCGAATATACCCGCAAGTTCGTGAAGAAGGCCCGCGAGGAGGGCTGGGACGCCGTCGCCGCGCAGGTGCGGCTCGATGACGAACCCGGCGCCAAGCTGGACTGGAATGACCTGTTCATCCGTGAACGGCTGACGCCCGCCGATCGCGCAGCCTATCGCTGGCATGGCGACGTGCTGTGCGCGGCTGATGAGCGCGAAAAGGCAATACTGATCTGGCGTCGCAAGAAGTGGAAGTCGTTCGACTTCACCTTTGGCGGTCGCACCTGGTGGGCATCGCTGTCCGAAGCCAAGGTGCAGGACATTATCGAGGCCGGGTTCAAGGACCGGCCCGATATCTCCGTCGCCGACTATGACATCAAATATGCCTTCGCCGCCGCGCAGGCGATCGGCGTCGAGTGCATCGCCAATTGCGTCTTTCGCGCGCTGTTCTTCGAACGTAACGACATCACGGACACCAGTGCCTATTGGCTGCGCGTCGACCGGCCAGGCGATGCCTATGGCAGCGTCAAGGCACCCTTCCCCGGCCCGGCGATCGCCGGATCGGGCGAGTTCAAGAAGCGGCTGATCTCGGTCGCCAGCGGCGCGATCTGGACCGGCGACCAGTATCAGATCGACCGCATCTTCAATCGCCAGCTTCCGGTGCGCGACGTCACGTCGATCGAGTTCACCGGCTATTGCCGCGAACACAAGGTCTACGTCCTGGGCGATATCGCCGTCGCCAATGGGCGCGTCTACCGTCCCAATGACGACGGCTATTTCGACGTCGGCAAGACCGCGATCAAGCTGCGCACCACCGAACGCGTTCTTGATGCGATCGAATACGACCCCGATAAATTCGATACGTCCTGGCTTGACGATTACTGGACGGCATGGGGGCCGAAAGGCCTCGTCGTGCTGGCATTTTGCTGCGGCCTCGCGCTGATCGCCGAACAGGTCCGCATCGAGCAGAAATCGCTCGGCTTCCTTGAAGTCACCGGCATCGCCGGATCGGGCAAGACCACGGCTATCGAATTTTGCTGGAAGCTGCTTGGCCGCGAAAACTACGAAGGCTTCGATCCAGCCAAGTCGACACAGGCAGGCATAGCGCGCGAGCTCGCGAAGGTCGCCAACCTGCCCGTCGTGTTCATCGAAGGCGACCGCACCGAAGACACGCCGCATTCGAAGCGCTTCGATTGGGAAGAGACCAAGACCCTTTACAATGGCCGCGCGACCCGCACGCGCGGCGTCAAGAATGATGGCCTCGAAACCTATTCACCGCCGTTCCGCGGCGCCTTCGCGATCGTCCAGAACGACGCCGTCAATGCCAGCCGGGCGGTGCTGGAGCGCATCATGGCGGTTGAGTTCACCAAGAAGGGATGGACCGACGCCACGCGCGCCGCGGCGAAGCGCATCGAGAATTGGCCAGTCGAGCCTGTGTCGGGCTTCATCGTCCATGCGGTTCGGCAAGAACCCGAGATCATGGCGGTCTATCGAGACCGCTTCGCCCATCACGAAAAGGCGTTGATGGCGCTCGACGGCATCGTCAACGGCCGCCTTGCAAAGAACCACGCCCAGCTTCTGGCGATGATCGATGCGCTGCGACTCTACGTTCCCGGCATCCGCGATAGCTGGCTGATCGAGGCGCAGGATTATGTGCGCGTCATGGCGCTCGACCGGCACCAGGCCATTGCCTCCGATCACCCGCATGTCGAGTTGTTTTGGGAGCGGTTCGAATATCTCGAACAGAATGAACCGTCGGCGGGCGGTTTTCCCAACAATCACCACCGCAAACCCAACGAGTTTATCGCGGTCAGCCTGCCAGAGTTTGAGGAGCGCTGCGGCTCACGCCGCTTGTCGCTGCCGCCTTCGAACGACCTTCGCAAGGCGCTCAAGACGTCGAAGCGCCATCCCTTTCTCTACGCCAAGCCGGTCAGCTCCATCACCGGCAAGACGCTCCACTGCTGGGTGTTCCAGCGCAACACCGGATCCCGTTCCAGAGGAGAAGCATGATGTGCGATTCCAGTGCCACTACGCCTGCCACCACCTGTACCTGCACGCCGCTGATCACGCCGGGCGACTATCTGCGAAAACGGCGCATCGCCGCCGGGCTGAGCCTGGTCGACGTCGCCCAGGTATTTGCTACTGTGCCGCGCTGGCCTGAAACAGAACGGGTTGACTGGCTGATCCGGCTCGAAGGCGACGTCGAACCGCTGACCGTCCGCACCGTCAGCCTCATGCGCGCCATCTTCTGCTTCTCCCCCGACGTGCTGGGAGACCTGGTGCTGATGCACGAGGGCATTCCCATCGCGCCACTGCGCCTCTGCCGCATCTGCGCCTGCAGCGAGCATGACGCATGCGAGGATCACGGCGGCAGCTGCGCCTGGGCCAGCGCCGATCTCTGCACGGCGTGCGCAGACCCGGAAACTCCCGAAGATCCAGATCCAGATCCGGGCGAGCGCGCCTTCGGCATCGATGTCGACGATATCGGCAACGGCGAGCCGGTGCGCGGCCCCGCCAATGACGACGCAGCGATGGGAGCGGCGGCATGATGGCCCACCTCCACCGCATCGGTTGCGACTGCCCGCGTTGCAGCCAGCCCCACCCCGCCGACCGCGATAACCGCGTCGTGTGGATTATCGCCGGCGTCGTCGTCGGCCTGGCGCTCTGCAAGCTGATCGACGTGTCGATCGGCGGTCCGGGCCTGCTCGCCGCCTTCGGTTTTTAAGCAAGGGAGAAAGAACAATGTCCGACGTCATCTCAGCCGATCAGCTCCGCCTGTTGATCGAGCGTATCGAGCGCCTCGAGGAAGAGAAAAGCGGGATCTCCGACGATATCAAGGACGTCTATGCCGAGGCAAAATCAACCGGCTTCGACGTCGCCACGATGAAAAAGATCGTCGCCCTCCGCAAACAGGAGAAACACCACCGCGACGAAGCGGAAATGCTGCTCGACACCTATAAAGCCGCGCTGGGGCTGGCGTGATGGCCAGCCCAAAGCCATGCCTTGGCTTTCCCTCCCGCACTGAGGCGATCTTCGCCTTGCGCGGCGATGGATTGTCCACACGCCAGATCGCCGAGCGTATCGGCATTGAGGTCAAGACGGTCGGTGCGTTGGAATGCAGCGCTGCCCGCAAGGACCGAAGGCCAGATCCGCGATCGACTGCTTATCGGTCGATCGCAACCAATGCCAATAATACACGCATTGCCGTAGACATCGAAACGCTGCGCAAGTTGCGCCCGCACGCTGCCCGCCGTGGTGTCTCGGCCGAGTTCCTAGCCGGTCAATTGTTGTTGACCCTCGCCGATGATGCGTTGGTCGACGCGCTGCTCGATGATGCGGACGAGCTGAGATGAGCCGGCACCACACTTGTGACGTCCCCGGCTGCGGCGGCGATCGCACGCGGTGGCAGCGGCTGTGCGACCGTTGCTTCGCCAAGCTGCCCGGCGATCTGCGCGTCGCGATCAAGGAAGCCAAGCACCAGCGCCGTCACTCCGACTGGAATCGCGCCCGCAAGGAAGCGGCGAAGTTCCTCGGCCTCGGCGACCCGATGCAGCAGGCGGTCGACATGACGCTGCGCCGCCTGCCCCCGGAAAAAGTGTTCGAAATGAACCAGCGCCTCATGGGCGAAAGGAGCGACACATGAACCTGCGAACGAAGTTTGCGATCATCTCCAGCCTCTCGATCTTGCTTTGGGCGGGGATCATCGTCGGCGTCCTTGCCGGCGCCCGAGCCCTGGTCCCGCTCTCTGCATGGCTCGGGGGTGGATCGTGGCTCCGCTTATGACACCCGATCTCCCAGCCCGATCGTGTGTCTCGATCGACGCACTGGGTGTCGGCGACGTGCAACTCTCCGTGCATCGCCTTGGCGACGGCAAACACGCGATCGTCGGCATCCCGCGGCGCCAGGCGCGCGCGCTGGCCAACAGGATCCTGCACGAAATCGACTTCGCCGAGGGCACGCGCGATCGGCGCCCGAGCGAACCCTTCCTGTTCTTCAAGGAGCTGCTGCCATGCCTCGACTGCGGCCGGAAGAACGCGACGCCCTGCGCCGGCCGAAGCGGCCGCACCTGCCCCATGCAACTCAAGGAGACCAGCATGACCCAAGCACCGGCTTATACTACGCCAGAAACTGCCAGCCCCGGACCCGACCCGGCAACACCCGCCGCACCGCCTCCCCTGCCCTCGGGCGACTATGCCATCCTCGAAATGATGGGCCACCGCACGATGGTCGGCCGCGTCAGTGAGGTCGAACGCTTCGGCACGAAGATGCTCTCGATCGAACCGCTGTTCGCCGGCGCCCTGCTCGACCCGGTGCTGCTGCACGGCCAGGCAATCTACCAGTTTACGCCATGCTCGGCCGAGGTCGCCGAAAAGCGCATGCCCCGCCACACCTATCAACTCCCAGCCAGTGTGGTCGCAACGCTGCCCCCGTCGGCCGTCCCGGCGCTACCGACGAGCGACGCAACCTGCACATGTGACGACTTCGGAGGCGCAGACGAAGAGCAGGATCCCGATTGCCCGATCCATCGGGAGTTACCCTTTTGATGGCCGAGCTCGACCCAATTCTCGCAAAGGCTCTCGCTGACCTGCCGGAGATCGAGCGGCGCGTTGCCGCCGGCCAGATGTTCAACGCCTACGAAAGTGGGAGCTTCTGGCTGATTTGCATAGGCCCGATAACCGATTTTGGGATCGTCCTGGTCGACGAGCTCGACTGGCGCGCTGCCAACCTGGTCATCGCAGCCCTGCGCGCCGCCTTCGGCCAGCCCCAGGCGCTTTTCCACGCATTCGACGTCGACGGCATTGAGGAGGGAAATCTGGAATGAGCGACCACGCTTTCACGATGGAGGAGGCTGCCCTCGCCGCAGCTTCGCAGGCAACCGAAGCGACGGCCGAGCTGATCCGCTTTACCCGCGAAGGCGCGTACAGCCGCAACTATCCGTTAGCGCCCGACGTCGATGTCGTCGCAAAACTCGCTGACGCGCTCAAGCTCACGATCGAGATCGCACCGCCAAAACTCGACTTCCACGATGACGACGAACGCGAGAACCTCTCCCAACTGCAAGCCGAGCTGACCAGATTTCTGGAAGGATGGGTAGGATGAAAAACAAACTTTCCGATCTCAATAACCACCTGTTCGCGCAGCTCGAACGGCTTGGCGAGGAAGACCTGACGCCCGAGCAGATCGAGCAGGAAGGAAAGCGCGCGGACGCAATCGTGGCCGTCGCGGACCAGATCGTCCGCAACGCGGATCTGCAATTAAGGGCAGCGACCATCATCGCCAATCATGGCGACCGGTTCATCCCCATGCTGCCAGTGCTGGGGAAGTCCGAATGAAGGGCCGCTCGATTCCCTATAGCGCCGAAGAGCTGGAATGGCTTGAGGCCAATAGAACGATGTTGATCGGCGACTATCACCGCGCCTTCGTCGTCCGGTTTGGCCGCACCGACGTTTCGGCCGTCAATCTCAACTCCCTGCGAAAGCGCAAGCGCTGGTCGACAGGGAGAACCGGGCGATTCGAACCCGGCCAGGAGCCGTTCAACAAGGGAAAGCCCATGCCCTTCCACCCAAACAGCGCCGCCACACGCTTCCAAAAGGGCAATAGGGGAGGCCAGGCGGCCAGGCTCTATAAGCAGATCGGCGCCGAACGGTTGAGCAAGAACGGGTATCTCGAGCGCAAGATCCACGACGGCATGCCGATGCAATCGCGTTGGCGCGCCGTCCACTTGATCCGCTGGGAAGAGATCAACGGTCCAGTGCCAAATGGGCACGCGCTCAAGTGCCTGGGCGACAAGGGCGATACCGACCCATCTAACTGGACGCTGGTGTCCAGAGCCCTGCTGCCGCGTCTGAATGGACGGTTTGGACGCGGTTACGATGCAGCGCCGCAGGAAGTGAAGCCTACGATCCTCACGATTGCCAAGCTGGAGCATCAAGCGCGCATCCGGCGAAAGGGTTCCGCGTGACGTCGGCCGAGCTCTCCACCGGCAGCGACCAGCGCAAGCGCAAGAAAAAGAAGGTCGAGCGCCATCCTTGGGATTGGTATGTCGAACAGGCATGGGTGACGCATCGCCTGATCGACACGCTGCAGCTCGAGCATGACGTCAACTATATCGATCCGTGCTGCGGCCTCTGCACCATCCCGCAGGCGCTCGCTGATCGCGGCTTCACCGCGTTCGGGACCGATAAATTCCGGCGCATCGATAGCCCGCTCTTCCTGAACGAGCACGACTTCCTCGGCGATCAGCAGCTTATGGTCGAGCTTTGGCACCCGCTGTCGATCGTCATGAACCCGCCCTTTAGCTTCCAGGACGGCAAGATGGTGCGCGGCCTGGCCGAGCGCTTCGTGCGCAAGGCCATGTCGATCGCCACGCACAAGGTCTGCGCGCTGCTGCCCATAAAATGGATCGCCAGCGAAGGACGGGCGGATTTCTTCATGCGATTCCCGCCGAAGATCTACGTGCTATCCGAACGGCCATCTATGCCGCCAGGCGACAAGATCGACGAGCTCGGCAAGGATGCGTGGAAACGCGGCAAAGTCGATTACGCATGGTATGTGTGGGATCTGCAGGCACCCCGGCTCCCCTATGCCCCAACCTTCTGGATCCCGCCGCGTCCGAAACTCACGGCGGCCCTGCAGCTCGCGGAGGCGGCTTGATCCCTGCTCCCTTTGAAGTGATCGTTACTGGCGCGGGCTTCTCATGGCGTATCATTGGCCATTGCGGCCGACCGCTGGTCTGCCCGGCCGATCGCTATCCATCCGACTTCGAAGCGGCTGCTGCAGCGCGTGCCTGGCGCAACCGCTTTACCGAGCTGGCCAAACGCGTCGACGCAGCATGACCGACCCGATCCGCTGCGGCATGTCGACCGCGCACCAGATCACTGGACTTTCCTACCGAACCCTGCAGGACTTGGCAGCTAGTGGGGCGATTCCCGGTGCATCAAAGCCGGCGGGTCGATGGCTGTTCGTGACGGCGGACCTGAAAAGGTGGGCGTCGCGGGTAAACCGGGCGAAAAAGCAATGTCGAACCTCTACCAACGAAACGGAATTTGGTGGGCGCGTTTCAAGGAACGCGGCATCGAATATCGATTTAGCCTACGAACGCGCTCTGAGGCAGCGGCGAAGAAACGGCTAAAGGCCGAGCGCGAGCGCATCCAGGACAAGGCCCATTTCGGCATCGCCGGCCCGGTAAGCTGGAAATCGGCCGTTGTCTCCTGGGACGAACATATCCGTCAGGTCTGGCCGATTAGCGAGACCACCTTCGATCGTTATAAAACCAGCCTTGAGCAGGTCCGCCGCTGGCTCGACGATATGGAGTTGCACGACATCGATGCCGCCGCTCTTCGCAACATGGTCAAGGAACGTCGGCGACAGACGGGCAGCAACGCCACCGTGCGCCGCGATCTGACTGCGATATCAAGCGTCCTGGCCTATGCCGTTGACGAAGGCTTGATCGATGACAACGCCGCCCGTGCCTATAACCGCAAGCGCCTGCCAGAGCGCCGTGATCCCATTATCCTGCCGACCGAGGAGGCAATCGCGCTGACGGTCGGGCCGAAGGCATCGCGCTTCGGCGATATGATGATGCTCGCCCGGGAAACGGGCATGCGACAGGAAGAGATCGCCGGCCTCGAGCATGCGTCGATCGATATCAAGGCGCGCGTCATCACCTTCGTCGGCAAGCGCCGCAAGCTGCGCGCTATCCCGCTTAGCCGCAAGGCGCTGACGATCGTCAGCCGACAGCCGCGGCATATCAAATGCCCGTTCGTGTTTTGGCACATGGACGAGGATGCCGAGGGCCTGCCGATTGCGACCAGGTTCCGCAACGTCGCCTCCAATTTCGCCGACTATACGATCCGCGCCGAGAAGAGGGCAGCCAAGGCCGGCAAGCCCTATCGCCGCTTCCGTTTCCACGACCTGCGCCACCTGTTCGCGGTCGACTATCTACGGACCGGCAAGGGCGGCATCTATGACCTGCAGCGCATCCTTGGCCATACCAGCATCAAAACGACAGAGGTCTATCTCGACTATCTAACGCCCGACCAGGCCAAGGCCGCGCTCATAGGGGTGGCACAAAAAGCGGCACACAAGCAGAGGTCTTAATCAGCGAACTGCCCCGCCATCAGCAGATTTCCGCAATCTTTAACGCGGATCGCTGTGCCCAACCCAAGGTTTTGTAAACCGAAGGTCGCGGGTTCGATTCCTGCAACCGGCACCAAGACATATTGGGAACATTGTAGAAATCCGCAGAAATCTGCGGTAAAATCGCTCCCGTCGATCCCACGAATTCTCATTATGTTCCGTCAAGGGCCACCCAAAGTGGACCACGAATCGGTGGACCACGAACTGTTTGGGAGACGTGGCCCATGCTTACCGTAGTACAGATTCGAGCGCTCAAGCCGGCCGATCGACCCTATAAGGTCGCGGACGCGGATGGCCTGTTCCTTCTTGTGCAACCGTCCGGCGCCCTGCTCTGGCGGTTTCGGTACAAAGTCTTCGGTGCCGAACGGAAGCTTTCGCTGGGGAGTTTTCCGGACGTCACTCTCCAGCAAGCGCGCCGGAAGCGGGACGAAGCACGTGCTCAACTGATCGACGGAATCGATCCGGTCGAGGAAAAGCGGCAGCGCCGCATCGCTGACGAACTTGCGGCAAAAACCACCTTCAAGCTGGTCGCCGATGAATATATCCAGAAAATGGAACGCGAGGGCCGGTCGCCAAAGACCGTAAAGAAAGCGCGCTGGCTTCTCGAATTGCTCGGCGACATCGGCAAGCGACCGATCGCTGCTGTCACACCGCACGAATTGCTGGACGCGTTGAAACGGGTCGAGCGCCGAGGACATCACGAATCTGCCATGCTGCTGCGCGCCTTTGCAGGGCGCGTGTTCCGCTATGGGTTCGCGACGCTTCGCACCGATCATAATCCGGCAGACATACTCCGTGGCGCGCTGACCGTCCCGCGCGTCAAGCATTACGCAGCAGTCATCGAGCCAAAGAAAGTCGGCGAACTGCTACGCGCAATCGATGGCTATGAACCGCGCCGGGTTTGTCGGAGGCTTCAACTCCTGAGAAGGTGGAGCCATGACAAGCAAGACGACGAACAAGTTTGCGCCTGAGGTCCGTGCACGGGCGGTGCGGATGGTGGTGGATC